CCCCGCCCCCGCCCCCGCCGGAAATCGGGACACCATTCTGGAAAAAGCCGCCCGAGGCATCGACGCGGCCCGTCGCCTTGGTCAAGGGGCTATCGAGCGTATTGGTGCCGCTGGCCTTGAGCGTGTTGTTTTCGGTGTTGGTGTTGAACGCCTTGCCACTCACCGAGAGCGGATTTTGCGGTGTCGTAAAGGAGAACGTCCCGCCCGAGGACGGGTTAAAATCCATATTGGTCTTGCCGTCCGTCGTCCGCATCTGCCAGCTATTGGCGCTGACATCGGGGAGCGCGTTGGGTGTCGAGCGGAAGCCGGGGATAAAAAAGCCGTCCGACAGATCGTGCATCCGGCTGGAAAACTGGTTTTGCTGCCCGCCCTGCTGGTGCCAGAGGTCAATCGAGCGGTCGGCAAAGATCACCAAGCCCTCATCGCCCTTTTGCACCGGGATGGTGATCGCCATCCCACCGCCGCCGAGATAGAGCGTCGGCATGGTCAGTTTGGGGATAGCCTGCCATTCGATCGAGCCATCCGGTTTGAGGACAGCGGATTTGGTCGCGACATTGCCGTCTACGGTGTTGGCCTTGGGATCGTGGCTCTCGGCAATAATCGGCGCGGCGACGCGGATCGACGCTTGATGTGCCTCGCGGTTCTGCCGCAATTGCTCATCGGCATCGTAAAACCGCTCATAGACATCAAAAACGCCAGCATCGTCAGCCATCAGCGTCTCACGGCGTTACGGTAAAGAGATGACCGTCCGTACCGAAGTTCGTAAAATCCGGTACGCTGTCCGGTGACACAAAAGGACCGATCGTCACGACTTGCAGCATGGTAAAGGCCCCCAGCGTCAGATAGCCAAACTGTTCCAAGAGGTCTGCGCCCGTGACGATCGGGACACCGTTGAGAACCGGTGTGATACCGTCAGCGGCGTAGATATCGAGCACCCAGCAGAGCGCGATGGCGTTCCATTTGAAAAAGAGCGTGTAGGAGAGCCCATCGCTCCACGCGATGATTTCGTAGAAGGGATGCCCGCTCTCGGTCGGTATTTCAGCGTAAGTGGCCATCCCTACATCCCAAACAACGGCGTGTCGGCCCTGCCAGCAGGCGTCTCGACGGTTGGCGGCGGCTCGACATATTGATTAAAGGTGCCGAGTTGCTCGACATTGGTGGTGTTGATTTCCTTTTCGGCAGGCGGCCCATTCGGATAATTCTTGATCGAGGCGTCCTCATAATTCTGCACATCGGCGCTCGATGGTGTCTTGGTTGGTGTTTCGCCATTGCCCTTTGGTGTCGCGGTCTTCTCAGGATCGGTCTGATCTGCGTTCTGGTCCGATTTCCCGGCGACGGTAGTGGACGTGGTGTTGACGATAATCACCTGTCGGCAGACGATATTGGCGACGAGGGTAAATTCGTTGTGCTGGTCGGTAGTCACCGCCAACCGCTCGATCAGCATATTTTTATAGTGCCGCTTCCCGGTGTAGATATCGAACGGCTGAAACGATGTCTGCAATGACAAGAGAAGCCCATAGACACCGCTCTCGGCGGATAGATCAAAAGCGGTTGCCTTGGACCAGCCAGCGGTAATGGCAATCTGCTGCGGGCGAGCGAAAGCGTGATCCGATATCGGCGCCCCAGCCTCAACGGGGTGATCGGTAATCTGCACCTCATCAGTGTGTTGTTCGTCAATTGTCACCTGGGCGTAGAGCCCGCCGATCGAACGGCGATAGGGGACAAAGAGCGCAGGCGTCCAATTGGCAAAGGGGACGACATAAGAAGTGGCGCGGGCCGCGACAGTGCTGACGACATTGCCGACAGCCCCGCCCAGCGGCCCGCCGATCGCGCGGGCAACCGTGCCACCAACGACACCACCGATAATGTTGGGGATATTGGCCGCCATCTATCGTCTTCCCATGCGTGTCATTCGCCGCCGCCCCCCGGTGAGGGAGAGAGCCCCGCTGGTGGTGTAGCGGTAGGTGCTCCCGCCTTTGGCGGCGGTGGGGCCTGCCGGGTAAAGACCGAGCCCGGTGTGTTGATGACGCTGCCGTCATTGTCGAGCGCCAGACAGATCAGATCGCAGTACCAAGGCTGGCCGCGATTATCCCCGGTATATTCGATCATAAAGACTTTATAGGTGCCGGTCGGACTGGTCGGCACCGGCATCTGCACCCGCTGGCCCATCGTCGCGTCGGAGACTTGGCCCGAATAAAACGTGTTCTTATCCACTTCCCCGCCGCCGGGGATAAAGGCGACACCCGATATCAGTTCCTTGTCCAATTGGACCAGCCCCGCGATCTTGATCCGAGGATTAAGCAGACAGCGGATTTGGATGCCTTCCGGTGTCGCTTCGGGGATGCCGACAAGCCCGGTACGCGGGCTGAGCACCACCTTCTCGCCTTCGACATAGTCCCGCTGATCGACAATCTGCAATTTGCCGTTATCGGGGAAGCACTGCGCGTTGTACTTCAGCATCAGATCGCGGATGTATTTTTGTGTCGGGCCGCAGACGATCCACGGACGCACCAGTTTCTGGTTGCCGATCTTGGGGCTCATATAGCCCACCGGCATCTTGACATCCCGCTCGATCATCTGTTTGAGCGCGGCCTTTTCCTCCTCGCCTGCCTCATGCCGTCGCGAGGTGATCGCTTGGGACAGTTGGTCCCCGTCAAAGGCCTTGATTTCGAGATAGGTGTCGGTCGGGTTCTCCTTGCCGCGTCGGTACTGCACCACCTTGCCGTCAAAGATCACGCCATATTGCGCGTATTTGTAGCCCGCCATCAGTTTGACGCGGCCAAACTGGATGACTTTCTTCATCGTCTCCGGGCTGAGATTGTAGATACGCGCGTCGAGTTCACTAGGCGTAGTGACGGTGTTCTTGTGAACGTTAAAAGTCACGCGCAGCGCCGACAATTCGAGCCCCGAACCACCACTATCCTGCTGCTGCGGTGCCGGAGCCGTCACCTTGACTTCATCAAGCGTGGTCGATGGCGTGTCGCGCGGCGCAGGCTGAAATAACCGCTGCTGGGCGGGCTTGGGATTATCCTTACCGCCACCAAAATCTTGATCGCCTGCCGCCCCCGCCGCGCCATAGACGACGAGGCTGCACGCCCGCAGCCACTGCTTGCCGCCATCCTTTGTCTCGCCCGTCCCGGTATCCTTGCCGGGACCGGCAAAAGGACCGGTCGAGGCCGGAAGCTGCTGCGAGAGCTTGGTCCAGGCCTCCTGCGTGCCCGGTGGAAATTTGAATGTCCCATCCGGCATGACTAGGCCATGTAGACGCGGTTATTGCGCTGTAGCGCCGCCAGAGAGCGATCCTGCGTGTATTTGATCTGCTTCGCGGTTGCACCGGGGCTGTGGCTCTCATTGACGTTATACGTCACGTGCTGGACCACGGTCGGCTGCTGCTGGCCCGCGTATTGCGCCGGTCGATACTGATTGGCAGGGGCCATCGCCGCGCGAAGCTCTTGGCTGCGTTTATACGCCTGGACCAGCCACGGCATCGCCCCAGCAGCCCGTTCGCCCGTGCCCCAATACGGCGCACCACCGGCATGAGAGCTAGGACCGCCGATATGTAATTCCTGACCACCCATATAGCCGTGACCGGCCCCGATACCGGATGCGCCACTACGGTAGGCTTCCTCCGCGATCTTCCCCAACCGATCAAAATCGGCGGGATTTGTCGGGTCTAACATGCGACCGGTTTTGGCGTCGTAAATCCTGACATCAGCAGCACCAAGCCCAGACGTGCGCGGATCGTGACGCCCGTGTCCACCCAGGCGGACACCAGACGTGACATCGAACCTGACACCAAACTGGTCACCGATCTTTGTCAACATGGCGTTTAGCTGCCCAGTAATCTTCTGGCCACGGCTGCTGCTAACTGTGCCGCTACTCGGCAGCGCACCGGGCACGCTGCTTCCAGGCGCAGCGGACGGCGCTCCCGGTGGTGTGTTTTCCCCGCCGAGGAAGCGCTTCACGTATTCTTGCAGCTTGGGCATTTCGACGTGACGCTTGCCGCCAAATTCGTTGCGCTGCATCAAATCCATCAGCTTGAGCATCGTTTCGGGATTTTTCAGATCGAGCGGTGCATCGATGCTCGCCCCCGGAAAGGCTTCCTGGGCACGTCGCAATAATTCTGGGAAATTGCCGCGCTGATCCCCCGGTGGTGCCCAGCGATAGAGGATTTTGCGTACCGTGTTGGCGTCGCCACCGGTATACAAATTCGACATCAAGAGCCGCATCGCGTCGGCGGCCCCGGCATATTCGTTGGGATACATGCGAAACTTATTGGCGTCAGGCCCAAATCCCTTTTTGAGCCCTGCAAAGTTAAAGCCGCCAAATTCGGCTTCGTGCGGGCCGCCAACACCGGTAAACCACTGCCCGCCACCGGACGCGGGCGGGCCGGGAGGGCCATTTGGCGTCACCTGTGGATAGGCCCCACCGGTTGTCGTCGTCGGAACGCCGCCGCCTGCGCCGCTGGCGGTCTGTTCGTTTGGATGGAAGCCCATCTTTTCGAGCGTGGTATCGGACAGATCAACTTGCGGCTTATAGGACGTGTCACCGGCAAACCAACCGAGGAAGGATTGGAGGAGCCGCCTGGATGTCTCGACAAAGCTGCCGCCGCCACCGCTGAAAAAGCCTTGGAGGCCCGCAGAGATATTCGCCGGTAGCACCATCTCACCGTGGTGCAGATTGGCATTGACGATCCCGCCCTGTTGGAAGTGCCGTCCTCTGCCTTTCTGCTTATCGCTGAGTTCAATCCCAGTCTTGTTACCAAATATCTTTTCCATGAGGCTGTCCATCCAGCCGCCCCATGGCGTGAATTGATCGATCGCAACACCGGCACCGACACCGACACCAAACGCGCCAAGACCAGCGAGCGCGGCAGAAAAGGCAGCGCTCACTGCCGCCGCCGCCGGGGCGGCGGCTTCGATGATCGGCGCAAACATGGCGCTGGCCATCGCGGCCCCCAACCGCACCACCAGCCCCAGGATCGTCTTGCGGAAGGCGATCATCGCGACCAAGGCGACGGTCCCCCATTTGTCGCCAAACGTGTCCTTGAAGAGCCCCCACAGCCAGTTGATCGCGTGGGCAATCGCCAGGACCGCGTCCTTGATCGCGATCAGATCGTTCTTAAAGCTGTCGCGCGTCGCCTTATCGCTAAAGAACTTGGTCAGGCCCTGGATAATGTCGCGGAAGGCCTGTTGTGTTTCGTCGCTGATCAGCCACGTGCTAAAGGCGGTCGTTAAGTCTTGGATGGCCTGGGACGTTGCCGGATTAGCGATAAATTCGCCAAAGACAAGGCGCATCGTATTGCCGAGCACCCAGAACTGTCGCTCCATCGCCGCCGATGCGCGGTACATGTCATCGATGGAAACTTTTGTGTTCCGCGTAACCGATGCGAGCGCGTCCTCCGTGGCTTTTCTGGTTTCTTCGACCTCCTTGCGAAAGATAACTTGACCACGGGCAAAGGCGAGGCCCTGCTTGCCGATCGCCGCCTCGATTTCCTGTGTGGCAGTGATCATCGAGAGGGCTTGTTCGTTGCCCCCCGCCGCCTCATAGGCCTTGCGGTATTTCTCGATCGCCAGCCGCAGTGCTTCCGCGCCGTTGGCGACATCCTTGCCGCCATTCAGAAAGCCCTTGATGGCCTCCCGCTGCTGCGGATCGCGCAGCCGCGCGAACATGTCATCAAGGAGCCCAGCAGCCTCTTCCGCCGAATGCCCCATCCCCACCATGCGCGCGCGGAATTCTTCCATCTCCCGCGCGGAGACATTGGCCGAGCGCGCGGCGTTGGAGAGCGCCCCCATCCCGGTGGTGGTGCGGCGGACCAGTTCCTCGATACCGACAATCGCGCCGAGGACCGAAAGGCGAAAGGCGTTTAACTGGGTAACACTGTTGCCGATGCTGTCGCGGAATTTCTTGGCCGCCGCCTCGTCAAACTCATAGCGCATCCGGATGACAAAGGATTGCAGGACCGTATCAGCCACGATTTCCCTCCGACAGCGCCTCAGTCATCCGCGCTTCGTTTTCTGCTTGGCAATCTAAAAACTCATTCATTCGAGAGATGTCGTGCAGCCCCAGCGTGCCGTCGATCAAGCTCTCGTATCTACACAGCCCCGCACCGACTGGGCGCATGACCCAGTCTTCCTCGTCATTCATTGCGACGAAGGTAACGCTGTTGATGGGGCCATTGCGGTGTCCAAACCGTTTGGCTGGGGTACGGGAAAAAAATTGCCGAGATTATCCTGTATCACCGTAAAGGCCAGTTGGATCATGGTCTGCATGTCCATGTCGTCAAACATCAACTGGCCCTGCGGCGTGGTGATCGGCACCCACGTCCGCCCGTTGAACATGCTCACCGCCGACAAACACGTCTTGAGGCACCATTCGCTGTCCTCCGTAGACATATCCGCGACGGCCTGCGCGATCGGCCCCAGCGAATGCCAGAAATCCTTCTGGGCGATCTGATCCCCCATACCGGAGAATGTCTCGCCCAGCCCGCTGAAGAGAGGCATCAGCTTACGGACCAAGTGGAACTGCTTGAACGCGTCAAGCTTACCAGACCGGTACTTGACACCATTAACTTCTACCTCTTGCATTGTCCTCTCCCGTTACACGACGCCCGCCGGTACGGCGATACCCGATCCCAGGATGAAATCGGTGATACCGGCGTGGAACGTCCACACCATCTCACCGCCCTCTTTGCTGTAGGTGACATCCGCGAACTTGGCGAAGGCGCACTGCTGGCACACCACCACATCGTTCAGTTGCAGATCGCGCACCGAGATGGTGTTAAAGCCGTAGACACCGCTGCCTGACGTATCGAGCGCGTACATCTGGCTGAGCAACTGATTGGTCGGGGATGTCTTTAAGAGCCGCACGGTCACGGTCGAGCCCTTGCCCGCGTGCAGGGAATGCATGACCGCGCCATCCGCGCCGATCGTCATCGTGGATTTATCTTCGACCATGACGATCGAGATACCGCCGTCGCTGGCCGCCGAGCCCGCCCCAAGACTGACGGTGCCAGAGGGGCCGGTGATCGACGCCATGATGTCTTGGAACGAGTACGTCGCCATGTGTTAGCCTCCTAACGTATTGAAATTCATCAGCGATTGACGTTGATCACGACGTTCGCAAAATGCACGGCACCAGCGAGTTTCACCGCGATCTGGATCAGTGGTGCGATACGGGCCTCGCGATCGGCTTGGTCCTGCGTATCCACCGAATTGGCGAACGTGTACCAGCCGTTGGCGAGATAGTTGCCGTATTGCAGCGTGCCAAAACCGGGAGCGTTCCACACGCCCGGTGCGATAAGGCCATTGATCACGCCCTGTGACAGACCGCCATCCGCCGTGTTGACGAGCATGTGAATGCCGGGATTGGTCTGCGGCACCTTTGGCGACTGGTAGAGCAAGTTCCACATGTCGTTCTGGATGCGGTTGGCCAGCCAGTCGAGCCCGTGGATTTCGTCCCAGTAGGCGCGGCCAGACATCACGCCCTCTTGGTAGATCGATGTCTGATTGTTGTACTGGACATAGACGTTGCAGCGCTTCTGCGCGAGCGTTGACGCCTGCGCCCCGGTCAGCAATTCCGGAATGACACCGGGCTGGACTTTGAATTTGCCGGTGATGGTGGTGTTGCTGCCTTCGAAGTTCACTGTGAGGACGCGGCCAAAGAAGCTGCTGATCGCGTACTGATTGGTGATCGAATACTGGATCACCGTCCGCATGTAGTCCGCGAGCATGGCCTGCGACGCCAAATCCGTGGTGTTGGTCGGATCGAGCGTGATCGCTTCCGCCGTCGTGACACCGTAGGTGTGCTTATCCGAGGCGGCTTCGATATAGCCCGAACACGCGAGATGCTGCGCATCGGTCAAGGCGATCGAGGCGGCAAATGTCGCGGCGTACCAGCCGCGCCCATCGACGCGCGCGAGCGCCGCGACCGGTGTCTCGGCGGCGAGCCCGGTCGCTGTCCGCATCGCGGTCGAGGCCGTCATGTAAAGCTGCGCCGAGATATCGGTG